CCTTCCTGATTCTGCATTCTAGCTAATAAACCTTGTACTGCAAACATACTATTTGCATCAAGGTTTTCTATTTGATTATTAAAAGCATCCATTTCCCATGATTGTAGGTTATTACCAGCCCACTCTAGCATACCATTGTAAGCTTCTTCTCCACCAACCATGTTATATATAGAATCAATCTGTTGGTCAGCTATTGCTTCCTGACCTTCTATCCATGTGTCAACCATTTGAGGTTCAATACCTGCTTCTTGTAATACTTTATAGGCATCCTCTGATAGTTGTCCTGTTTTATTATACTCTTGTTGAAATGCAGAAAAATCAAGATCTCTATCTGCTAATACCTGACTAACCAAGTGAGCGGGAGTCTCTCTTATCTCTTGAGCTTGTTGCTCGTAATTTGCTTGATTCTCATATTGTTGAAGTTGTTCATCACTAGAATGAAATCTGTTCTCAAGTTCAGAGTAGGCACGAGCCATAGCTTCAGGAGAATCAAATTTATCTGGAAGCCACGCAGGTCTCCCTTCATGTGTGATCTCTCTACCATTTTGAACAAACCCATCATCATGTGTTTCAACAGGAGCATCAATTGCCGCTAGCATTTGATTAACGTGTTCTGGTGATCCAACCTGATTTACACCCTCTGCTTGTCCAGTTTGTACTTCTTCCATATTATCGTTGTGTTACTGCTTGGATCATTTCCTGAACCATTTCAGGATTTTCACCAGCATTATCTGCTAATCCTTTAGCCATAGCAGGAGTTGCCCCTTTGACAACCTCTTGCATCATAGCCGCTTGTTGCATTTGCTGTTGCATTTGTTGCTGTTGTTCTTGAGCTTGTTGTTGCTCTTGCTGTTTTTGTTCTGGAGACTTTATAAGGCCACCTGTGTCAATACCTAGTGAAGCACCTAGTCTATCAATATAATCATCTAGGTTAAGGTTCTGCATAATAGCTTCAGGTCCAAGTGGACCAAGGTACTCAAGAAACTGTGCTAGTTTATTTAGATCTTGCCCTCTACCCAAGGCTTCGATACCTGTGACAATCTGTGGTTTCACAGTATCCTTTGGAAACGAAGGCATCTTCTTTGATTTCACAAGTCTTTGGAGTAACAAGTTTACCAATGGTAACTGAAACTCTTGAGAAAGAACAGAATATACTCCACCCAAGGCAGACTCTAGTTCCTGAGCCATAAACCTAACTTCCTCTGCTGTTACTCTTTCAGCATTACGCTGTACAGAAGAGTTTAGTAGGAAAGCAAATGATAACCTATCTCTAACTTGTGTGATTGTGTCAAGTGCAATACGAAAGTCTTGACTTTTCTGTAATTGGAGTGTAGAAACATCATTAACATCTCCTTGTACGATTGCTCCATTAGGAGACTTAGCAAGTGTATTAATACGAGTGGTGCCATTTGGTCTTACCAAGAATAATACTTTAGCGGCAGCCGCAGAGCCTTCTACAATCGCTTGCGTAAGAGCTTCAAGGGACCGTAGATCTCCCAAATACTCTTCCACGAGACCACGACCATAGGATTCTCCGTCAACTCTACTGAACCTAAGTGGTATAAATGGGTTCTTATCTTTGGGGTATTTACCATAACTGTCGGGTATTGGTACACGACCTATTTCTTGGTGGATGTGCCAGTAAGATCCTTTATCACAAACGTAGGTATATAATTCGTAAGGCTTTTCAGGAGTTTCTCTACTTGCTTCTTCAGGTGGTGGAAGACCGATTGCTTCTCTTGCTTCTTGTGTGAGTGTTTTGGCATTTAGATTTTCTTTTGTTATGACATATAATAAGTTACCCATAGGATCACGCTTTACTACAAAGCGATCCAAATGGAACACACGCATACCACCTTCATCTGGCATATACAGAAGGCAGTTACCTGTGACAATCAAATGTTTTATAGCCTCAAACACTGGAACACGTAATGCGAGAGTCTCCACTTCCTGCATGGCAGACCTCTCAACTTTAGCTAACCCTTCTTCTACTGGTCCTCTCTGTTCTGGGCCGACAAGTTTTTCAATATCAAAATCGTCAATTGTCAGTCTAAAGAACGGAGAGTTTGGAGGTAGTAGAGTTAGTAGGAGTTTGGATGCTAAATGGTTTACACCACGTGCACCAATGGATTGAAACGGAGTTTCGTAAGTTGTGGAGTACGAATCACCTGAATCTTTAATCAGTGTAGGGATAGATAACTTGGCACAATCACGAGCACGTTGAAGATAAGATTCACGTTCCCCAAAACATGCTTGATACATGCTTGCTAGTTGACCTTCTGTATATTGATCTCCTGTCATGCTTTAGCAATTCTAAGCTTCCTTTTGTTCTGTCTGATTCTGGCACGATTGCTTGAGGCTAATGAACCACCACCTTTAAGACCCTCTATATTACCCTGTCCCATAGTTTTTGCACTTCCTGGTCCAGTAGTGCTCTTATTACTGGAAGATCTGGGTCTATCATCATCTTTCTCAGGGTGCCATCCAAAACGATCTCCTGCATACTGTTTAAACTCTTCCCATTTACCAGAAGCATACTTTCCAGGTTGATCTAATACATCAAGACCCTGATTAATTACATTAGCCCCTTCTCTTTCAATCTTTTGAAAAGATTTATCTAGGTCAGACCCTGTATATCCTGACTTATCAGCAATAGTTTTAACAGTTTTACCTACATCAGAATTCTTAAATGTTTCTTCTGCACCAGAAGCTGTTCCTTGAACTGCTCTCTTTAAAGAGAAGTCACCTTCTTTTAATTTTTGCCCTTCTTTTTTAAGATGCTCGGTTCCTTTTCCAATCTCTTCATGAATTTTTGTTGCTGTTTTACCTACATCAGATTTAGCTACAGCCTCTTTAACTTCATCTAAAGTTGGGATTTTAGGTGGGGGTGGTGGTTTTGGAGGTTCTACTTTAATAGTTGGTGTGTTATCACTTACAGCATCAGAAATCTTTTTAATAGGGTTTCCTCCACCTCCACCTCCGCCACCTCCGTAGCAGATGGTTTTAGATTTTGGAAATGATTCACAATCCCATGGTCTAGATAAGTTTAATAAGTCCATTTTATTTTATTGGTAGATAAAAAAAATAACGAACTGCTGTATCAGGCCAATCCTCTTGTACTCTCTTTTTAAAGTATTCAAGATCGGTATATCCTGAGATTCCTTCGCAATTGTTATCTTTGGCAAATTGTTTTAACACTTGTTCCCCTTCTTGGTACGCTTGAAGCATAGTCATTGCATCTATGTCTCTTAATCTAGTAAAAGAGAACCATAATAAAGATTGTCTACCAGTAAATTCACAAACTTGAACTTGGGTTAGTACAACATAATCAATATCATCACTCTCTGATACCCAGAGTTGCATAGTTGCATTAAAGGGATTCGTTAGCTTTTTAAATATATTTTTAAGAGCATCTTCATGGTATCCAATAGTTTCCTGGGCACCAGTAGATGAATTTAGAGCCAAGTGTACAGCAGGTTGGAATACATTATCCCACTTTTCTGCTATCTCTTTTTCTTTTACTATTCTAAACAATTGTCATGCTCTAGCAATATGTTATTTTTGGATTGTAAGTGCTCTTTTACCCTTACCTTTTTTCTTATCAGTAGTGGTCAACTTACCAGAGCCACGTTTACCTGAGCCTGACTTTTGTGTACTAGCTTGACCTGTGTAATTAGCTGAAGCAGTTTGAGCTTCTTGGTTATTATTACCACTATCTTGCGGTCTAAGAGATCGTGTGTTTCTCTCAAACCATTTCATGGTTTCATTAGCGGCATTATTTACCCCATCCATTAGCAAACCAGTTTGCCTTCCCCAATGATTTCCTGTTTCTTCTATACCACCTGCCATTTCTTTATGATAAAAATTTTGTGCTCTACGTTGAGCACCTTCTGCAACTTCTTTAGTACCCAGTCTTTCTCCAACTGTGCCACCCATGTTATCCTTTGTTTAGAAATAATTTAAAATCATCACCACCCTGAGTCTTTACTGTGTCAAGTCTTTTAGACAAGATTCCGAAGAAAGGAGACTCAGGTTCACATGGTATAATATAACTACTATAACCACGCTCAGACATGAGTGTATCACATGCTTGAAAGATAGGTAGTGATTCTCTTATAGTTACTGTACTTGGGTTCATCCACCAATATACTGTAGGACTATGTATACTAAAGCATCCTATTATTTTATCATTCTTTAGAGCAATGTGAGTAGGAAATATCGGATAAGTATTGGTGGATTTACACACTTCATATAGTTCCTCAAGTTCTTCTGAGGTTTCTATACGTTTAATGTATATAGCTAGTAACCTAGACTGTGTTGAGTCCACCACCTTTGTATTTTTTGCTTCCACCACCTTTACCCAAACCTCTGTTTCTTGCTCGGTATCGTTTACCAGTGGGTTCTTTTTTGCTCTTGTTCTCTGATGGAGCACCAGCTTCCAATTGTGCCTCTACTACCTGTGGTTGATCCATTGGAGCAGGAGGGGGTGGAGGGGGTGGCATTTTAATCTCAGGCATTGTCGGAGTTGATCCCAGTAGACCTCCCATTATCCTCCTCTAGTATTTGTTCTAATCGTTGTATTACTGATTGTTGACCCTGTAAGAATGATAATTGATTACCATTTACATCTCCCATAGGGATATGATTAGGGTAGTATTTCTTTAAATAATTTATTAGTTCTTGTGTAACCATAGTTTTAGTCCATAAATGGGTTATATTATATCACATGCGTTTCCAGTACAAGCTAGTTCCTGTGAACTTGT